GGTGGCGCAATTTTCAACTGGAATATTGGCGCACTTTTCAATTAGTATCTACATTATTATCCGGTAATACTAAGAGTTGTGGCTGTGTGCGAAGAAAGAAAAACTCTGAAAAAATGAAAAAGGCAAATTTTACTCATGGCAAAACCGATACAAGACTATATAATATATGGTGTGCTATGAAGGGTAGATGTTACAGGCATACAAACGACCATTATTCATCGTATGGAGAAAGAGGAATTGAAGTGTGCAACGAGTGGAAAAACGATTTTCAAAGTTTTTATGACTGGGCTATAAACAATGGGTATAATGAAAATTTAACCATTGATAGAATAGATAACAATAAAGGATATTCGCCCGAAAATTGCCAGTGGCTATCGTCATTTGAAAATACAAGAAAACAAAGACGCACGGTTTTTATTTCTGTTGATGGCAAGTGTTGCTCTGTCTCAGGATGGGCTAAAATAATAGGCGTGGGGAATTGTACCATAAGGTTATTCTATAACAGGTTCGGTGAGGAAATGACACAGAAAGCAATTCATGATTTTCTCAAAACGAAAGACAAAACTTTATTGTACGTGCGGAATAAAAGGAAATAATCCGGCAAACAGAACCTAATTCACGACATTGGATTTATTGTCGTGTATATGAGTGTCCAAAATAGGGCACTCTTTTTTTTATCTGCGAACTTTGGATGCGTTATGGTAGACATCAAAGACATATCCGGTAAGACAAGATTTTCGACCCCCATTAATGCCGGGGCTAAAGGCAGGTTTACCCTGATGAAGGAGGATTATATCATCCTTCCGTTCAGCGTTCCCGACCCGGTGTATTTCAAGCTCGGCGACTACGTGGATTTGTCGGGAGTGCTTGACGAGTCCCTGGGCGGACTGCTGTCCAAGGTCTATGAGATAGTGGATTTGCAGAAACCTGCCTTCAATGCTTCTACCGGGGGATATGACTATGAGCTGCGCATGGACGCGTATTACTGGAAGTGGAAGAACAAGATTTTCAAGTACACTCCCGAACATGCCGGCTATGAGGCTTCATGGTCTCTGACCGCACCCCTTGACGTGCAACTCGGCGTATTCCTCCGCAACCTGAAGGCACTCGGATATACATACAAGGGAAAAGAGTTTGAGTTCAGCATAGATTCCACAGTGGAGAACAAGGCCGTTGCGATGAGGTACGACAATATGAACCTTCTTGACGCCCTGTTCTCCATGGCCGATAAGGAGAAATGGGACTGTGACTGCTGGATAACGGATAACATAATCCATTTTGGGCGAAATGAATATGGTGATTCCGTCAGAATCGAGTTAGGGGTTGAAGCGTCAGCCATGACCCGCAGCGACAGCAAAGGTACTTATGCGACCAGAATCTATGCGTTCGGCTCTACCCGGAATATTCCGGCAGACTACCGTCCCGTGGATGAACAGACGGTTGTCAACGGCGTAGTCCAGCGCAGGCTGATGCTTCCCGCGGACACGCCTTACATTGATGTGTATCCCGACATGTCCGAAGAGGAAGCGATAGAGGATATTGTCGTATTTGAAAATGTCTATCCCCGGCGTACGGGCACATTATCCGACGTGCATACCCGCACCGAAGAGGTAAAGGACGAGAACGGCACGAAAGAGACCGTCACCTACTACCGCTACAAGGATACCGGGCTGGAGTTCAAGGATGAATATCTTATCGAAGGTCAGGAACTGAGAATCCGGTTCCAGTCCGGCAAACTTAACGGCATGGAATTCGGTGTCATTTTCAATCCCGACCCCAAAGACGACATGCGCGGCGCACAGCTTTGGGAAATCGTGAGAAACGAGGATTACGGGCGTATGCTTCCCGATGATACCCTTCGTCCGGAAAACGGCGACGAGTATGTCCTTTCCGGTTTCAACATCCAGCTTGTGTCTGACAGATATACCCCAGAAGCCGAACAGGAGCTTAAGGGAAAGGCGCAGGAGTATGCCGACCGACGCAAAAGGGATGACGGTACATATAACACGACCCTTGATTCCGAATGGGTGTATAACGACCGGCTGAGACGCTTCTATGAGTTCGGGCAGAAAGTGTTCCTTGTAAACAGGGCTTTTTTTGAGAACGGGCGCGACAGCCGCATACTCGGTTGGGAGTTCAACCTTGACAAGCCTTGGGACAGCCCTGCATACATAATCGGCGAGAGCATGCCCTATTCCCGTATCGGGGATATGGAAGACAAGATTGATTCCCTGACCTACAAGGGGCAGACATATACCGGCGGCGGAAACGGGGTTTATATAATCAGGACGAACGATACGACAGCCCCTTCCGACAGCAATGTATTCTCGGCACGCAGGTCTTTGGTCTCTTTCTTAAGGAAAGACAAGTCCGATAAGACTGAATATCTTTTGAAACTCCTTGCAGGCGGCGAGTTCGGCGAGTTTGTAGACAGTATGATTGCCGGCAAGGGTGCAGGGATATTTCCTGATGGCCGGGCACAGGTAGAACGGTTGGAAGTCCGCGGTTCACTATCAGTGCTTGACTTGATAATAAACCAGATTCAAGGAATGGAATCTGATTACTCCTTCACCGAGATTGGCAAGATAGAATCCGTGGAGGATTTGGGAGAAAACACCTACCGTCTGAGTATCGAGAAACGCACGGACTTCGACTTCATGAAGTTCCAGGAGAATGATGTCTGCTTTTCCATCATTAATACATTACTAACGGGCGGTTCCGAGTATTATACAAGCTGGATGCGTATTCTTACCACCAATGCGCAGGAGAATAGCATAACGGTCGTGCTCTATCCGGACAGCGAAGTGCCTGGAGGCACGAACTATCCGCCGTTGGCCGGCTACAACGTAACCCGCAGGGGTAACAGTACGCTGCCTGAAACAGGTGGCTTCAACGAACGGGCGCAGTCGTGGATGATTTCTTCGCGTGAGGGGCGCATCATGTTCCTGTCCAATGTCTATAAGCCGATATTGGAGGACTACAACTATGCGCTGACTATCGGAAAACTCCCTAACATCAAGGCACTCGAAAAACTGCCGGTGACAACCGAAGATGTTGGCATCGTTGCACAGACGGTCATTGCCGAGAAATTCTATCAGTTCGATTATAACGGTGATGTCGTTCCCAACAAGGTAGACCGGGGTGTCTGGTCTCTGGAAACGGCCCAGAGTGGCGCTCCTTATCGCTTTGTACAGCATGAACTGTCGAAGCCTTCCGGTAGCGAATATACCCTGTTGGAACAGCATACGGTCTACCACCTTGGCTGCAAGTGGGGCTGTCTGTCAGATAAGACAACCGACGAACCGAAATGGAACTCCCCGTCATGGGGACTCCTTGAGGGCGACAGCAGGTATTCGCTCCAGCTCTCCCTTTCAGGCGGGGAGGCATTCGTCATAGGCGGTGTGGATACGGTAATGTCCGGACGTATATATTTCGGAACTACGGATATAACGGATGATGTGATGGCGGACGGTGCCACCGAAGTGGAATGGTTCCGTGACAGCGGCAATGTTCCGGCGGACAACCTCTGGACGCCTGAGTACGTGGATGGCAACAGGCTTGCCATTCATATCGACAACGGGAACCAGCACGGGGTCGGTTCAGACTTCGGCTTTGTAAGCAGGTCCGTTGCCTTCATTTGCCGGGTATTCATTCCGGTTGAAGGGGAAATGCAGCAGATAGAACAGAGATTTGGTTTTGACATATTATAACTATGGGAATAAAGAGTAACAAACAGCAGGGGCGTATTTATGTGAGTCCCCTTTCCATCCAGGGAGAGATAATAGTATTGTCGGGCAGTCCCGTGCAGACCTATGACAAGCAGTTGCGGGAATACAGCCCCGACCGGACCCTGACACCGCTGGTCATCGTGCCGAAGGTATCGGCGTTCGATGAGAAGACGGTATTCGGTGAAATGGAACTCACGGGGGTGGAGTGGTTCGAGGGCGCACCCCGTGACAAGTCGGCCAACCGTATCGTCGAGGGCGAGTATTACAGCATTTCCGACGGCAGCGGCGGTGTGCCCAAATATGCGCTTACCATTCGCAAGAACATTCCGCCGGAGAAGCCGGTGGAGTATTTCGGTATCGCGATATTCACTGACCCGCGCACGAACCGCGAGGTCCGCTGTGAACGGAGCGTGAAGTCCTATGCGCACCTTTATGACAACAAGGCGTATTCGTTGCGCCTGAAGGGGGATTCCGTGATGGTGACCGACCCGCTGCGCCTGGCCGACCGTTCCGGTTATTGGGACAGGGAGATAGAACCGCAGCTCTATACGGGCACTGAACCGGTGGATGATGAACATGCCGCATATTTCTGGGACATTCTTGAAAACGGAGCATACCGCCCGGTTACACCGGATGACCCCGGTATTGTCTGCCATGATGTGAACGGTGTATATACAAGAAAGCTGATGTATCAGGCGAAATATGTCACCGGTGCAAGCTTCCGTGTTCGTGCGTGTGAGTATGCGGGTAGCAGACCGCAGGCACCTACGGACGGGCGGCTGGAAAAGGTTATTGAGGTAAAGACGGAGATGGCCGTTTCCTTAAATTGCGAAATTATCCAGACGAAAGGCTTCACCCTTTCCGATGATATGAAGCAGCCGAGCGCCTATGAGGTACGCATCTTCGACAACCGCCGCGAGTACGGTACAGAGTACGATGACCTTTTCCGCATCACATGGAAAGGCCAGAGTGCGAAGCCGGGCGAACCGGAGAAGGTGCTGGCAACCGGCGGGCGGACGTTGGAGTTCATTCCCGCGGACAAGGGTTTTCCGGCAGGACATATCTTCCAGGTGTGGGCGGAAGTGGGGCTTCTCATCGGTGAGTCCCTGATGGGTGATGAGGAAGGCGCCGTTATATCCTCGCAGGTTGACGGACAGACGGTATTCATTGCCACGGGTCCGGTATATGAATAGTAATAACTTTAAACTTTAATCAATATGTACGTAATTGTAGAAAAGGCAAAGCTCGAAGGCAAATTCTTTGGGATAATGAATACCCTTCCGGATGGCAGGGTGTATATTCCTATCAGTGAGATGCGGAATGTGGGCACTCTTCTTGACATCGACATCATCGGTTCTGCGCGTGAGTTAAAGGAGTTGATTGATAAACAGCAGGAAGCGATGCAGGGTTCAGAGGACATCGACCCCGGTTTCAGCCAGGAGCCGAATCCGGACAGCGACAGCGGGGCGTCGGAAGAGGGTGACGGCAGCGTGACCGGTCCGGAACAACCGGCCGGGGCAAAGACTGACGGAAAAAGGAAAGGAGGCCAGCGATGAACCAGAATCAAGTGACCGCTTCACTGGCTATCGTGGCGGTGAGCAACGGGACAACCGTCAACGGGTATGTACGCGTAGACAATGGTCCGCTTATCCAGGCATGGACAAAGGGAAGTGACAAGTATACGCCGGACTTTGAAGCGTTGGCGGAGGACAAACGCCCTATTGTCATTGTTGTGTTACGTGACGTGAGCAGCGGGCGCATCCTCATCCCTTCCAGGCTTGTTTTCAAGTACAACGGTACCGAACTTGCATTCGGGGAGGACGGGCTGTGTACTACGGAACAGTTTGTCGGCATGTTCAAACGCGTAACCGGATACAATGTAAGTGTGGACTCGCAGTCCTATCCCATGACGGGACTTCGCGTCATGAAGAACCTCGTGCCCATCTCCGGATATGACAATGACCGCATAACCGTTTCCGGTGAGGTTGAAATCGGCGGGCATACGGTCTCGTTCAACGAACTTGCGACTGATGTTGTCATCCAGGAATCATCCGGTAAACAGTATGAGTTATTCATTACTTCTGACAAGGGTACGCAGATAATCAATCCGTCCGAAGTGCTGACGTTGAAGGCATCGCTGTACAGTGGTGGAGACCTTATCAACGATTTGGGGAACATTACGTTGCAATGGAAGAAGCAACTGCCATCGGGAGAGGCCAACCTCGGAACTCAGGGAACCCAGAACATTGCCGCGAATGATATTGACGGTTCGCTGGTCGTTAGCTGTGAGGCGGTGCAGAATGCGAAGGTCATAGCTAAGGGCTTCATTACCGTGTTCGACCTTAGCGACCCTATACTGGCGGCATTCAAGGTCAAGGGGCTTGCTTCTGACGGGCAGATATATCCGGGAGAAACGGGAACGCTGACGCCGTATGCCTATAAACGCCAGTCCGGAGAGGAAGTGGCGGTGGCAAGCTGGGACTTCGCCACATTCGACGGTGAAAACAATCCGTTCACGCTGTCGGGCAAGGATAGCAACAAGTTCCAGGGCAAGGACATCGCACTGACCTATACGGATGCGGCACGCGCCAAGACATTCAGAGTAATCGCAACGAACACTAATCCCATTGAGCTATGATGACAACGGCGGTTTTGAGTGTCGTGGCGGTACGTGAGCCTGACCCGGTGGAATACGTTGACATCGAGTGCCAGCCGGCTGCCATCTCTGTGGATTGTAACAATGTGCAGCTTACACCGCTGAAGCTGAAAGCCCTGCACCGCAGCGGGGCTGATGCGGCCCTGCTGGATGTATTCTGGCGGCTGCATGTCCAGTCGGCCGGCAAGGACCTCGGTACGGCGGATTCCCCCGGTGCATCGTCCGAATGGGAATACTACCTTCCGTCTGACAAGTGGGGCAATGCGGATTCCGTGATTGTGGAAGCGTACCGTGATAGTGCCCGCGAGCCCCTTCTTGCTCAGAAGAGGGCCAGCATTGTGCGGCAGAACCCGTCCCCCTTCCCTGTTGAGGGTGGCTGGAAACCGCTGCCATTCAAGTATAAGAATGGGGAATATTTCCTGGATAAGGACAAGGGGTTTGTATTCATGTGGATGAATCCTGTACCGGGAAACAGTGATAAACATCCGTTCTTTGACGTGGCCCAGAACCCGGACACTACTTCCTGGAAATCCATCCAGGAATACCCGCTACTGGGCACGCAGCTTTTGCTTGCCAGGAAGATAAATGCAGACCTTATCGACGTGGATAATCTGCGGGTGAAGCACCTGGATGGCGCAGACGGGACTTTTACAGGTGATTTAAAAAGTGGTAGTGTCAATATTGCCGGTGGGAAAACCCTTTTGAATAAGGATGGAAGCGGGAAATTAGCCAATGGAGCGGTAAGCTGGACAAAGGAAGGCGATGTGGACTTTTCGGGAAAGGTGCATTTGAATAAGGTCACTATAGAGAGGGGTGTTACCCCTGATATTGTCGGAAACGGGCAGATGTGGAAACTTCCTGATACGGCAGATACCTTTATGGACCACATGGTACTGACCGGTGGCTTACCCCAGGTGGCTTTGTCCCCTAATTACGATTTTTGGGGCGGGCGTTCACTCACCATTTTTAATGTCAGCGATACGAAAGTAAAGATATGGGGAAGTGGCGACCCCGGTATATATATTCCTGCATACGGCTGTGCTCATTTGGAATGTATTGCATCGATAGGTGGTTCATTGGCACAGTGGAATGTATTGGGGGTTTCAGATACGGGTATTATAGCATACCCGATTGCGTAATTAAAAAAGTATTGTATGGATATGCTTTTAAGAATTAACGACAAGCTGCTGCATTTTCTTGCATGCCTTGCCATCACGCTGACAGCGGGTGAACTCTGTGCCGTTACGGCAGGTGTGACGAAAGAAGCCGCTGACTGGATGTATAAGAAGAACTGCAAGGTCGGTTCGGGATGGGACTGGCTGGACATACTTGCGGATGCTGCCGGCATAGCGGTCGGCAGCGTATTAAGGAGATTGGTATTCGATTATTAATATTAATAAAAAGGATTATGTTAGACACATTATTGGTTGCGTTGATTATCTCGATAGATACTGCGCAGGTAAAGGAATTTCCGCAGAAGGCGGAAGTCGAGTTTAAGAAAAACGATTTAAAAGAGAACATCATTAAGTCAGCCTTGAATTTCCATAACAGCGGGAAGAAGGACGACAAGACCTGGAACTGGAAGATTCAGGATGTGGTGTTCAAAAAGGATTAAAACAATGTTCAATTTAAATTCAAATAATCATGGGAGCTATAAAAACAATGAAGGAAGTCGAAAGCGCACTTCCCCAGAAAAAAGAGATAAATTATGTACGTGCTTTGGATAAGAACGGCAATCCGATTTTAATCAATAAAGAGGACCTGGCGCAAGTTGTGGGAGAACTGCTCGATGGTGGAGCTATCAAACAGAAGCGGTCTGACCTCAAA